TTCATCTTCGTGGCCTTCTTCTTTTTCTGCTTCAGCGATAACTTCTTCGTCAGATTCGGTTTCTTCGCCATAAGATTGGAATGTGGCACCAGGATTGGCTTGCATTGTTTGTTTTGGTTTAATGCCGGGTTTACGGTCACGGATTGTTTCGTAAGAATCTTCACCACCTTGTACATCAGATTCTTCAGCGGCTTTATCTTCAGCAGGTTGACCTTTGAGTTTCTTCATTGGTTCAGAACCTACAGGAGGTGTGGCACCAGGAGCAGTTGCTGTGGGAGCACCTTTTGTTGGATTGGGACCAGCGTCACTGGTTTTGGTAACTTTAGTGCCGATATCACCAGCATCTTTCATACCATAACCAACAGATAGGTCTAATTTCTGTGGTTTATCTTGACCACCAGATTTGGACGAAATGTTTGAATCAAACGTTTCTTTGGCACCTTCACCAACCAAAATTTGCTTAGCGGCTTCGGACAGATTAAATTTTTTCATTTTGAAAAATCTCCTTGATTTATATTGGATATTTATATTTAAAGTTTTTTCATGAAGTTTTCAAAAATGTGCAGACTTACTTCCTCGATTTCTCTACGTGAGGCTTGGCGGATTTGTTGTACCGCCTGAGAGTATTCGACCTCGGTCCAAACACCATTGACTAACATCCATTCTTTACCTTCCATGATACCTTGTACAAATGCACCAGGCGCAGAAGGATCTGCTACAATATCTGCCGCTGTGGCTAGATAAAAATCGGGCTGAACGACATTAACTCCATTAACGTTCTTTAATGAGCCCATACCTCTTGAAGATACACCTAATTGAGCACCACCTTCAATAAGACTTCTGGCGATATTACCCATAGGAGTATCTAAAATTTTTGCTTTACCAATCCATGTGTTACCATCTTCTCTTAAACTTGTAATCATATGAGATACACGGTCAAGATTGATACTTGGTGTTTCAGGATGGCCTAGTTCACCAAATGCACGATGTTTATTAATATATTCTTCTGTATATCGAGAAACCTCTTTTTTCATTGTGTTGTATTCATACAAACGACCATTACGGTTTTTCTTTTCCGCAACTAAAAAAGGACCTTCGATATGCAAAGATTTTTTGCCATCGGCTTCTTCTACCAGATAACTGACTGTTTCTGTAATTTCTTTAATGAGTTTCATTTATAACCCCATTGCACTTCTTCGTCTTAAAGACATTTTTCTTTTTCTTAGTGCCTGTCTTAATTTAGCACGTCTTTTAAACTTGGACCTTCTTGATGCCATTTTACGGTTTCTACGTTCAACAGGTGACATACGAACTAACTTACCACCTCTTGTTGTGTAACCTTTTACTGCCGACAACTTTTTACGCCTTTGTACTTTCCCACCCCGAATGCGAACACGAATTAACTTTGTTCGGCCCATTTTCATAATATTACCTTCTTCTAATTCATCTAAGTCAATATCAAACATCTCTGAAGCCATATCTTCTTTGACATCAGTTAAAACATCATCCGCTAATTCATCAAGCCTTTCATCTAATATTCTTTTGGCTTCGATTAAATTATTAGATAATAGAGCATCAATAAAATTTCTCATTATGGAGTTATACCATACGACCCATAATTAAATGCTGCAGGATCATTAAATTGACCACGTTGATAATATTCGTTTTCTTTTCTCAATTCCATAACTATAGTATAACTTGCATTTGCATATTGACCACGAGACCAAATACCAATATCACCGTTAGTATAATTTGATACTAAAGGATTTCTAATTGTAATCCAATTTCCGTTACCATCATATTCACCATTACCTTGCATGAATAGAATTGGGACCCCAGCATTTGCTTGATTACTTGCTGTATTTGACCAATATAATTGAATATCACCAGCACCAGTATCAGTATCATACCAAATACGATGAATGGTTAAACCATAATAAGGTTTTGCAGTATTACTTACACTTAATGCAGACCGTAAAGGAACATTATTGGCATCCAAAGCACCATATAAACTGTTGGCAGCAATTCGTGCTACGTTATTTTCTTGACCTGTTCCATCAAAATCTCCAGTAATTTTAATGATTGCATGTTGAGTATCATCTTTTAAAACTTGATATGTGAATTTATTTGCCATTTTTTATCCTAGTTAATCTTCTGTCGATGACCACTGCATCGCAGTATATGGTACGGTTACATATTTATTAATTTTATCCACATAATATAATGCCACTCTTTGGCCATCAGGAAACTGTCGAATCGATTTTCTCCGCATGATTAAAACAGTTGGCGGATCCATCTGAGATTCTTTTTCATCTTTACCAGATGAAGTACGTAATTCTTTAAGTGTTTTCAACTTCTGTTTCCTGTTGTTCTACTTCGGTTTCTGAATCTTCTTGATCCAGTTCTTGTTGTGGCGCAATTAAACTATGTGCAATTTCTTGTTTTTTTGCTTCAATATGATCGGTTACTTTATCATGAATAGCCGCATATAAAGCATTGCGAAACTCTACGCCATTGTCATCTTGTGCAAAATCAATAATTTGTCTTGTTGCGTCTGTCATTTTTTAATCTCCAATTCAATATTTATAATATCCGTTTTAGTTTTACCAATGTAGTATTTTCTTCACCTACAGTTGATTTCTGAGCAGCTTGTTGTGCCATTTCTGCCTCATGTTCTTGGTCTAACGGATGTTGTGGTTGACCTGGTACCTGTGACATCATTTGTGCTTGTGCCACATCGTTGGTTACACCAACTGGCAATCCAAGACCTGCTTCTTTTTCTTCATCCATTTCAACTTGCATCTCTTTGATTTCGTCATCGTTTAGACGAAGAACATTTCGTTGGATCCAAGATTGTGAGAAATAACGACCAGTATATGGATCTATTGTTGCCAACAAAGCCAATCTTTCTTTCATTAATTCGGCATCTTTGAGTTCAGTAAAGTTGTTATCTTTAATAAAATCATAGTGAATATGAGTTCTAAAATCTTCCCATTCTTGGTCTGTACAAATGCCTTTCAATACACATTGTACTCGTAATGCTTGGTCAAATAAATCAGAAAAACGATTACGTAAACGATCTACAAATTTAGCAAACTTTAATTCGTCACGGGTAATCTCATTGGTGCGACCAAGAGAAAAACCAGATGTTTCTGGATTTAAGCGAGAAACTGGAACATTTAATGCTTTGTATAGTTTCTTTTCAAAATATTTAACATCTTCCAACTCACCTAAGTTTTGACCACCAGGTAGTGTGGTAATTTCTGTACCTTTTCCACCTTCACGGCGTGGTAACCAGAAATCTTCCATCATGGATAAGAATTTACGGTCATCACGGACTTCACCCGTGTTGGCATCATATACAAGTTTGTTTTTGTATTTTACCATAATGTCACGGAGATATTGTTCTGCTTTTAACTTAGGTAAATTGCCTACGTCAATATAGAAAATACGGCGTTCTGGTGCACGTGAGATACGATAGATAACAGTTGCATCTTCAATCATGCGCAACTGATTAAGTGGTTTAATTGCTTTGTGTAGATAAGATAATACTACAGCCCGGCGAGAGTCCATTAAACCAGAAACAACAGAGATGATAGAATCAGTTGTAATTCGTACACCAACAGGACCAAAATTGGAAGAAGCACCAGTATTAATTTTATCATTATAGAGGTAATATTCATTTATTACTTTCATAACTTCTACGCCAGTACGTTCATCTTTTGTTTTTTTCATCTCACGTATTTTGCGTAATTTACGTGGATCAATGTAACGTAATTCTTTAACACCTTCCATAGGTTTTGTTTGGTCTACTATAATGTGGTAAAATAAACGACCATCAACATAGTATCTGCGGAAGATATCTTGTGCCATATTTTTATAATTTAAAAGCTTCATTACTATTTCAAATTCGGATTTAATGGCATTTTTAATTTTGTCTGGTTGTTTTAAATCGTCCAACACGATTTGAATAATCTTGCCGTCATCGTCTTGGCAAATTGCTTCACCAACAATATCATCAATTGCAGACTCAATCTCTGGCTGCATTGACATTTCACGATAACGTGAAATAAGTTCTACATCATTTTTTGCTGTGCCGTCTAGGTCAACGTAAGTTCCATAATAAGCGGCTGAGGTAATTGTAAGAGCACCGTCCTCATTAGCAGGAGGCGTAAAAGATTGTTGCACCGTTTGATCTTCTTCGACCTTATTTCGTGCAATTGTGAAACCAAAAAGAGAGAATTTATTAGCTGCCATATTGTGTTATTCCAATTCAAAAAAACATAATGAGAGAGACCTTGGCCTCTCTCGTATAATAAAGTAAATTAACTTGTTGTATCTGTTTCCCACCATTGATATGCGAATGTTACTGCGTATTCTTCAATAGTGTCGTTAGAACCCCAATCTAAATCAATGGGGGCTAAATCAAGAGGATACATGCCAACAAATTTATAAGTTTTCAATGTGTCGCCAGTTTTTCCATACTGTGTAACTAATGCATCAACTGTGTATCCAGATGGACCAGCTGCAGCACCAGTACGAACATTACCTGCATGACTATTGATGCCGTTCATCCACGATTCTAAAGCTTTACGAATTGTGAAATCTTCATCATTAATAATCTGTAATGTCCAATCAGTAAATGAACGATTACCAGCAAATTTTAGTTCACGGCCAAAGTAATACAACGGTACTTGGCCAATTGTTGAACCAGGTAACTGAGCAGTTTTGGCCATAAATGTGGCTTTCTGACCTGCTGCAGTACCATTTTCTGCAATCGTTGGAAAAGTGAGCGTGACTTGAAATAGATTGGGACGTGCACCGTCACCAATCAGATTCGCTCTAAATTCTGCTACGTTGAATGCCATTCTTTTCTCCTATATCGTTGAATTATTTATTAGAACTGCCCAACGACTTCAGTAAAATCAACACCAGTTCTTACTGCAACAAAGTTCAACTGGATAAAGTTGATAGAACGAGCAGGTTTGATATAGATATCACCAACAAACTGGTTAGAATCAATAACTTGTGGTGTATTATTTGTTGTATCACAAACAACACGGAAGTCATAGATACCACGGCGACCTTGAATATCACGGAGGAACGGTGTTACTAATGCCACAAACTGAGCTCGTGTGAATTCATCATTAAATTCAAACAATGAATATTTGGCGGCTTGAGCAATTGTTTTTTCTAATACAATAAACAATCTACGAACATTAATACGATCAAAGGCAGAAGGCTTGGTTTGTAAAGTTTTGTCACCATACAATACCGTGCCGTTTCCTGGGAATGTGCCAACAGGATTTATACCTTGAGCATACAATGTATCTCTTTGTGTTTTTGTTGGATTCCATGCCAAACGCACAACATTCTTTAGATTACCACGGTTAAAACCAGCAGGAGAGAACCAAGGATCACGAACATTATCTGTATTAACACATAGACCAGCAATATCACCGTTTAAAGGTATCCAACGATATACGTTATTGTATTTGTCAAACATATATTTCCAACCAGAGTCAGCAACTGCATAAGATGATGAACGACCTAGTGCCGTATTCCATG